ATCGGTTATTAGTTAGGTGATAGCATGGCAAAAGAACTAACCAAAGCAGAAAAGAAAGAACTGCAAAAGATACTTAGTGAAATTGAACGGATGAAAAAGGAAGAACATATTCGCTTTATTCGTCCGTACGATAAGCAGGAGAAGTTTCTTCTATCCAATAAAAGGAACAGCTGGATATTAGGTGGAAATCGCACAGGAAAAACTGAAAGTGGAGCAATTAGGGCGGTATTCCTTGCATTAGGTGAGAGAATACGCCCATACCTTAAAGATTGGCCGGAGGATTTAAGAGAGAAATACGAACCTCTGATAACTCGTTTTGGCGGTAAACCTACAAGGGGTTGGATATGTTCAGTATCCTTTGAGGTGCAGCGTGACGTTACTCAAAAGAAAATGTTAGGTGATCCTGAGACTGGAATACCTGGATTGTTGCCATTAAGGGAAATCCAAAAGATAACCTACCGCAGCACAGGGATTATTGATACTATACGATTGAAGAACGGCAGTATTCTAGGTTTTAAGTCTTATGACCAAGGCAGAGAGAAGTTTCAAGGTTCTAGTCAGCATCATATTTGGCTTGATGAGGAAGCACCGAAAGAAATATATACAGAATGTCAAATGCGCTTAATGGATACCGAGGGTGATATGTATGGTACAATGACCCCACTTCAAGGTATGACATGGGTGTATACTGATATTTACGAGAACGATTCAAAACCGATTGAGAAGCGTGACGACGAAATCTTTCTAATTATGGTAGAATGGAACGATAACCCATATCTATCGGCAAAAGAAAAGAAACGCCTTGAAGCGTCCATGGATGAAGCGGAGTTAGAAGCGCGGAAATATGGGCGTTTTATTATGCCCGGAAAATGTGTTTTTAATGTAAAAAGAATACATGAAATGCAGCAGAGATGTTATGACGGCGAACGTGGTAATCTTGTTTGGACTAACCAATTTAAGAATCAAGTCTATTGGGAACCAGATCCTAAAGGAGATTATGAAATATGGTTTCATCCCGAAGCAGGGATTGAATACCTCATATCCGCTGACGTTGCGGAAGGGTTAGAGCATGGTGACTATGACGCTGTAGGAGTTCTGAATAGGCATAGACTTAGACTTGACGCTGTTTATCATGGCAAAGTAGAACCTGATACATTGTCCGACTATATACACAAAATTGCTGTTTATTACGGCAAACCGCTTGTGGCAATAGAGTTAAACAATCACGGCGGTACTACTATTAGTCATTTCAAGAAGGTATACTATGATATTTACAGGTCGAAGGTTTATGATAAAAGGTCAGATACGACTACTCAAAAATTGGGTTGGCATACGAATATAAAAACTAGACCACTGATTATTGATGCTATAAAAAAGACTGTCCGTGAAGGTGTTTATGAGTGCTACTTTAAGCGATTTGTCCATGAGGCAAATAACTTTGTACGGCATCCAAATACCAAAGAGGCGGCAAGGGGTGGGCAGCACGACGATGTTATCTTAATGTCTGCCATACTTACATTTCTACATATGACAATGCCACTCAAAGACACCGGAAGTATACCGTTCTTACCGGGTCAGGACAAAGGCGTAAGGGTTAATCCTATGTCGATGGAGCAATGGGCAGACGATAACGACGACGAGGAAGAAGAAGGATTACCGGGGTTTTACAGTATGTAGGAGGGAGAACCTTATGGATAAGAAAAAACCGATTGTTTTGGAATATCAAAGAATACTTAATGATCAGATCGGCGCATTACATCAAGTAGTCGTATCATTAGCGACATTCCCGTTTTTAAATGTCATTGATAATAGTCAAGATGTTGCTAAAATAGCGTTCGCTAATGACCCGACAGACATTGATTCCGACACAATCAAAACTCTAGTCGATACGCAACTTAAATTGATGCGAGCAGTCCTATCCTTAGGGGGCGTTGACATTCCTCTTGAATACCCCGAAGGTATGTATGAGGACGATGTTAAGCAGGTAGAAACTGCTGAGGAACGCAAAGATCGTGAGGAAGAAAAGGGGTTTTATAGTTGAGAACGTGTAAGAAATGTGGCAAGACAGAAGATCAGTTTGATAGCATGGGTAGTTTTCTTGCTCATTGCAGGTCGTGTAAGGAAACGACTGATATTGATAACATAAGTGACGTTATTCAAGCGGCATTAGACGGTAACGCTGGTGACCTTGATACCGAATCTGCTACCATTGACGATACCGCCAAAAAGGAAGAAATACAGGAAATACCGTCCTTACCGCTATCTATCTGCCCTAATGAAATTGGATACTTAGCGGATAATCAGTTGATTAAGATTGTTGTCATTGGCAGGAAACAAGGTGACAGGTTTGTAGTTGAAGGGACTAAGTATAGATAACGGAGGACCGTATGGAAAAACATATCGAAGAAGCGAAAAGAGCAAACAGAGTTATCGTTAGTCTACAGTTTTTTGATGACGACGAATATATCTGTAAGTATAATAAAGCAATAGAATTTGATAATTGCTCCGGTACGTTTGGCAAGATTAAAACATTTCAGTTGATAGTAAAGGCGTTATATCGCACTTTTCAGCAACTTATCGGAGTTAATATCAATGAAAAACATAGCACGGTTATTTTTACGGAAATAGTCGATAACGGAGGTAAACAATGTTAACTGACAAAGAAAAGAAAATAATCGACAAAATGAAATCTACTCCGTGGGGTACAATCGTTATCAAAATGAAGGGCGGTAAACCCGTTATGCTGAGTGCTACGGAAGACATTAAGTTAGACTAACCGAGGACGGTGTTTAAATGGGTACTGAGTATACTTTTATTTGTGAGGACTGTAAGAAGTATTATGATATTAGTAATATAGGAACTGTTTTACACGTAATTCATACTCTCTTGAAGGAACATGAAGGACATAGCGTTTTAGTTTATTCTGATGATGAGACAGATTTAGTTGCTGAATATGAGGGATATTCATATAGAGGAATTAAAACAGAATATTCAAAGGAAAATATACGGGATAGTAATGGACTATTATTAAATAAGTATAGTAATCCTGACCATGCTTATGTATGGAGCAGTAGACAATTTTATAGTTGGTATATTAGGCAGTCGTGGTACAAAGACGTTTACTTTCAGACAAAGAGATATACTCCCGAAGAACATGCAGAACGTCAAGAACGTACGGCAAAGTCAGTCCAAAAGTTCTATGAGACATTGGACGATGATACTGACGACCGAGGACGGTGTTTAAATGGCACGCAGACGTGAAGATTATGAATATACTCCAACTTCCCATAGTGAGGATGAACTTAATGTCCTCCGGGAAGAAGCGATTTTGTGGCGTTTAAACTGCAGGTCAACTAAGATGATTGAGGAAAAGACAAAGCAGTACGGAGAATTTTATTATCTTACCGATACCGACGAAGAAGATAATCCGTATGACAACTAAATAATTATCTCGAATCGAGAACGATAGGGGTAGAGTACAGGAGAGTGTCAGTTTTGGCATTGTCCCGTATTCTATCCCTATTTTTTATGCTCAAAAGGTGGTGAAATATGGAAACATCAATAAGAGGTAACTCACCGGAAGAAGAAAAAGCGGTAAGAATCTGCATGGACTGGTATGACGATGACAAGGCGGCAAGGCAATTCTATGTCGATGAAATGCGCGAAATGTATAAACTATACACCTCTAAGCATTGGGATTTACTTGGTCCGAATGGTAGTCCATTGAGAACCGAAGCGCAGCAACAAAACCGCCCGAACAGTGTTGAGAATATTACCTTTTCGCTTATAGAAGGTACTGTTGCCGAGTTTGCCAATGAGATTGAGTTGATTGACTACGGCGTTGAACCGGGTGACGAAGAAAAGTCTAACACTATGAGTAACCTTAAAAAATATATCTTCTATAAAAACAAGTTGACCTCCGAGAGAATAAAATTCCTTCGGTGGTTTTTTCTTTACGGCACAGGTATTTGGCATGTGTATTGGGATTCCAATTGGCGAGGCGGCAAAGGCCCGAACCGTTGGGAAGGTGATGTTCGCTGGAAAGCATTGCACCCGTTATGCTTAGTCCCTGATGCAAGATGCAGGGAGGATATTAACGAGGGTAATCGTTGCCATAAACCAGTTTGGAAAACGATGGAGTATATCGAAGAAACATTTCCTGACCGTGCTGCATTGGTTCAAGATCAGGGGTTACATGATGATGATTTGCTGGATACCGAACAACTCGATACCGAGGGATTTAGTCGTTCCTATAATCAAGAACAAGTCCCGGTAGTTGAGACATGGTACATCGGCAGACCTATGGTTATGTATACAGGCGAAAAGGACAGGGGAATAGGGTTACACGTCATTCTATGGGCAGGAGAAAGTCAAGGAGTTTACCTTAAGCACAACAACTATATGTACTTTGATCCCGGCGAGACTCCCGTATTTCCGTTCTTTGTGCGGCAGAGATACCCAAGAGAGAATAGTATTTGGGGATTTGGTGATGCCTTTTATCTTAAAAACCCGCAGATTGTCAGGAATAAGACTGCTGAGATTATACTTGAAGGTCATATTCACGGTGCAATTGGTCAGACATGGTATGACGAAAGAGCATTAACACCTAAACAAAAGCGGTTGATGGAGGAAAAGGGAACTCTCCCAGGTATGCACTTTCCTGTTGCCGATATTAACGGAATAAAAAGGGAGCATGGGCAACCTATACCCGGCAGTCTAATCGCTGAAATGGGACGGTTGCAGAGTAGTATGGAGGGCATGATTGGTCGCTTTGATGTAAGTCAAGGGCGTACCCCCGGCAGCGTAACCGCCTTTAAGGCAATTGCCGAGTTGGTTTCTCAGGCCAAAATAAGATTGAGAACAGCAGAGCAGGCAATAAATTCCTCATACGAGGATGCAGGTCAATTCACTAACCGCTTAATTGGTCAGTTTTACACCGAGCAAAGAACCTACAGAATTATGGGCAAGAGCGACGAAGGTAAAGACGGTTACAAATACGATACCTTCGATGCCGGAGATATGAAAAAGGTTTATGACAGGGAAAGTGGCATGACAGTACCTTATAATCAGATTGGTAAATTTGATACAGGGGAAATGATAATGCCGGACGGTAGGACATTGCCGCCGGAATACATCGAAAGTAACATTGAAGAATACTTCCCTGACTTCGACTGCTACTGCAAGGTTTCATCGGTAATACCGAGTGATCGCATGTATCATATGGAGATTGCGAAAGAACTGTTGGTTGCTAGTGTCATTGATCCGGAAACTTTCTTCTATGTCATGGAATACGGTAAATTCCCTCCCATCCCTGAGATTATGGAGAGAATGAACCAAATGAAAGCTGAGCAACAACAAGCGGCAATGGAGCAGGAGGCAATGAAGAATAAAAATAATGCTACTCCTAATCAACCGCAAGAAGAACCGGAAGTTGACCCCGTGATGGAGTTTGTGAATTCACTTCCTCCTGAGATGCAGGACTATTTATCACACCTGCCGCCTCAAATGCAGGAAGAAGAGATTATGCGCATGATGGAAGAACAGCAAGCACCACAGTAGTAAACTGTCTGAAACGTGCTGTAG